GTGCTGGTCTGGCCGAGCCGGAGGACGATGAAACCGTGCTTCGAGGCTCCCGCCGAGGGCGGCATGGCCCTGATTGACGTGCGGCCGATGGGCATGGAGCCGGAGCCGACCGAGCCGGAAGCACGCATCAGCGTCAAGGAGGACGAGCCGTCGCCGTTCGCCAAGGCACGGTTCGCCGCTGTCTGACGTTGACCTGACCCCGACCGAGGAGATGGCGAACGCAGCCCGGCGTGGTCTGGAACTGCGGAAGAAGCATGGCCGGGGCGGAACCGAGGTCGGCGTCGCCCGTGCCCGCGACCTGTCGAACCGCAAGACGCTTTCGCCGTCCACCGTGCGGCGAATGAACTCGTACTTCGCTCCGGCATGCCGTGGACAAGCAGGGCGAGGGATGGGGCAAGGACTCGGCGGAGCGGATCGCGTGGCTGCTTGTGGGCGGGGACGCCGGCAGCTCGTGGGCCAAGCGGAAGGACAAGGAACTGGATCGGGCCGAGGGCAAGGACGAGAACGCGGCGGATGACGATGCCGTGAGCCGCAAGATCAGCCTGCTGCGTGACGAGGGCTACCCGCAGGATCAAGCGGTCGCCATCGCCCTGAGCATGAAGCGTCGGGGCGAACTGCACGCGAAGCGCTGGATTCAAGATCCGATTCGACAACTGCGGCATCGGTGCGGAAGGACTTTCAGCCCGGCAACACCTGCGGAAAGGGCGATGGAAGCGGTGCAGCCGACAAGCCATCAAGCGGCGAGCGAACTGCATCGCCATAAGAAGGAGCGCGCAGGGATCGCATCGAGGGCACGAATGCGGAAGTCCGCGACGAGGTGAAGAAGATCAATCGGCAGATCGCGTCGATCAAGGCACAGCGGGCAAAGATCGCGGCTGGCATGAAAGGCTCCAGTCGCCCATTTCCGATGAGCAATGGAAGCAAACGGTCGATGCCGCAGTCGAGAAGGCCACCAGCGAGCGGGCGAAGGAAATCACTGCCGCATCTCGGCAAGGAGTACGCGGACAATCGAAGGCCATCGCCGCCAAGTTCACGCCGATGATCGAGCAGGCTAACGCTGAAGCACAGAAGCATTCGGAGAAGGCTGCGGAACTGGCGAAGCAGATCGAGGAAAGCAAGGATCGCCAGCGAAAGATGATCCTGGATTACCGAAAGAAGTACGGCAAAGACACTCGATGCCAAGGCAGCCAAGAAACCGGCATGGAGCCGTTCAAGTCTACGAATGCTTCGACGGTCTGGAATGCGTGCCATGTTCGACATGGCGGAGCAGAAGATGCGGTCGGCATTCGCTTGATCTGCTGAAGCGATTCGGCAAGATGCAGGAATCCGCCAAGGCGACCGAGGAGCGGCGGCTGAACCCACGGCCATGCTTGGAGGCGATTGCGGCCATCGTGTGCTAGTGTCCAGTGACCGAGATCGAACGCATCTATCGGCAGGGCATCGCGGAGGCGGGCCGCTGGTATAGGCCGCCGCGGCCACGCAGGTGCGGCAGGAGCCGGAGGAGGCCGCCGAGGCGTGCGGAACGCTACGGGGAGGCCCTGGGCCGAGTCGCTGACGCTCTCGGCCCTAGCAGGTCAGGCACAGGCCCACGCGGCCGCCAGGGCACAGGGGGCGACGTGGGAGGCCGAGGACTGGCCCGAGGACAAGCCGGATGACATTCGCAGCGGCTATGCCGGAGTTCACGGTGGGGACATGGTGGGAGGCCGTCCGGAAGTTCCGCACCCGTATCCCGAGGTCGTGGGACACGGTGCGGCGCATCCGCCGCGAGGCCGAGCGGCTGGCCGGACCAGATCGCCCGGACAGAGAGCAAGACCGCCATCCGCGACCTGACCAAGCGGCTGGAGGCCCTGCGGGATGCCATGCAGGGACGTTCCGCATCAAGGGAGCGACGGCTGCACGAGGCTCGCCGGATACAGGAACTCATCGCCCAAGCCATCGAGAGCAAGACCACGCCGAAGGGCCTGCGGACGGGTGCGCTCAGCAAGATCATCCGCCGGGCACAGGTCGAGGGCATCGTCGGCCTGACCAACGCACGGATGGAAACCGTGTACCGCACGAACGTAGCGGCTGCGTTCAACGATGCGACCGTGGACGCGATGAGCGGCGAGGCGGTCGAGCGATGGGCGCCCCTGCTGCAGCTGGTCGAGATCCATGACCGGCGAACCCGTGGTGCTCCCGGCGGCGTCTACCGTGGCAAGGGCCAGAGCCGGAACCCCGGCTCGCACTGGCAGATGGATGGCTACATCGCAACGGCTGAGGACTTCAGGCGGCAGGGATCGTGCCGCCGAACGGCTTCAACTGCCGTGGCTCAGCTGGAGCCTGTGACCGTTGACGAGGCCCGCGACATGGGCTTCGTGAAGCGGGACGGATCACTAGATCGGCGTGCGTTGGTGCGATATAACGCAGCACGGCAACGCATCATCGACCGAGGCGAGTACCCGGATCAAGGATTCAAACGATGAAGCGCAGAGGACAAGTTCTACTTCGGCAAGCCCGGCAAGCCTGAGCTGTCTGTGTGCGACGTTCGGTGGTCGATCGTGTGTCCAAGGAATGCGATATGCCACGCTGATCAGCCGCAAAGCCGAGAGCAGAAGCCAGCTGTATGCGAGCTATGACGGACCGAGGTGGGACAAGCGAATAGCATGCCGAGCGTGCAAAGCGGAAGCAGCGTTCGAGATTCGTGAATATCACGATCGAACCTGATTTCGCAACACGAAGCTTCTCCCGCGGCGGCAAGCCCGACACGCTTCGACGCTTCCAGCCTGAACCGTGGCGACTTCGCCGAGGCCAGCACGTCGCCCATGCTCGGCAAGTTGCTCGCAGCCAAGGCGATGCCCGAGGGCGGATGGCGGGCCGTGCAGGTGGGCAGCGACACGCTCGTCATTTCGTTTGAGGATGCAGACCTGGCCCGTGATTTCGGGCGCCGCGTGGCGACGAAGCTGGCTACAGCGCAACCAGCCCGGTGGCTACCACTGGCCGCTACTGGAATGTGGAGGTGAAGAATGGCAAGTGATGCAGACGCATACGAACGCGGTGTCAAGATCGCGCAGACCAGCGTCTGACTCAAACTTCCGCGAGGAGTGCAGTCGAATCCGTGGTTCCAGTTTGAGCTATCAAATGGGTCTAAAGCTATGGCCCGCGAGCCGGCTGGAATGATGTCGCAAGCCAAGATGCGAGTTTCCGACGTCGCTGCGCGGATCATCGCCTCCCGCCCCGGCGCGAAGGCGAATGTTTGCAGAAGGAATACATCCTCGGCTGGGCATTGCCGAAGGTGAGACCGACCGACTTCACGAACGACCTATTGTTGAGGGCATCAAGACCCCGAGCTCAAATGGATGACGCGAGCGCAAGGCCGCTTCGCAAGGATGGCACGGATTCCGAGTGCAGATCGCCGACATGAGCAAGCCATTCCGGATGGATGTCTCGTCCCCGGCGCGAAGGATGTGATGGCCGTTGAGGATCGGCTCTGACTTCGGCAGAGGCGACGTAAGGAGACGATTTGACTACGACCATGCCAGCCTCCCACACCGTCGAGCAGACTCCAGAGGGCAAGGTTCGCATTCGCGGCCTTGAACTCTTCATGGCTTACGACCCGCCATCGACTCCGGCGAGGACGAGGCCATGCAGCAGTACGACAATGACCGCGTGCGGAACATCGTTTCCCGCACCGGCAAGTTCATCTGCGCGCGGCAGCCGTCCGAAACTCGTCATCGAGCACGAGAAGGACGGCAAGCCCACCCGGCCCGAGGCCGTGGGCGATGTCGTGAGCGTGCAGTACCAGGAGCGGAACGGCGTCGGCTATGTGGTCGGCGATGTCGAGATGCCGAAGGAGGCGTTCGATTTGCTGCTGGCGTCCAACGCCTACCCGCGACGCTCGGCGGAAATCTGGAAGGACAATCATCTGTCGGAGGTGGCGTTGCTCGGTCGAGACACACCGCGCCGTCCGCTGCCCGACACCCGATTCACCAAGCTGCGGCGAGAAGGCCGTCTTTGAGAGGCCGATGGGCACCGTGCGCATAACTCTTGACTCGCCAGACCAATTTGCGGAGATTGGCGTCGGCGGTGGACTCAACACTTTCATCCCCTCCGCAGGAACAGGAAAGAAGCAAATGCCGAGCAAGATGAAGAAGAAGATGGAAGCCGAGATCGAGGACGAGAAGTCCAAGGTCGCCGCTGCCGCTATGGAGTGCGAGGCCGAGGACGAGGCCAAGGATGAGCAGGAGGCCGACGCCGAGGCGATGGCCGCAGGCGGCATGGAGCTCGCCGGCCCCATCGACGGCGATGAGGATGAGGAGAACTTCGGCGACGGCGTGCATGTGGACATTGGCTCGCATCACGGGCGAGGAAGAGGAAGAGGACGAGGAAGAGATGGAGGCCGCCTACGGCGGAAAGGCAAAGATGAGCAAGACCGTGAAGGCCGAGAAGGCCCTGTTCGCCCGCGTGCAGGCTGTGAGAGCTGCCAACAAGACGCTGGAGCGTCAGCTGCGCCTGGAGCGGTTCGGCCGCGAGGTCGATTCGATGCTCTCGGGCGGCTACCGCTGCGGCAAGTTCCGCAACCAGATGGTCGAGGAACTGGCTGACAGCAGCCGTCCCGAGGCCAAGATCGCCTTCTGGAAGGCCACGATGGCCAGGACCCGATCAACGTTCCGCTCCGTCGCGCGCTCACGCTGTGACCGACGAGGGTGGCGCGGAGATGGATGTGAAGGCGGCGACGGCTCGGGCCGTGGCCGAGGCTAGGGCGACCTCGCCAAGTTCAAGAGCTCGTTCGCCAAGTACAGCGGCCAGAAGGCCGTCTGAAAGAAGCGGACTGACACATGGGATCGTTCTCTGATACTCCGGCACTGATCGCGGGCGGCGATGTTTACCCGTACCGCTTCATCCGCGTCGATACCACCGGCCCGACTGCCGTGACTGATGACAACACCGGCGTGCAGGTCGACGCTGCTTCTGACAATGTGATTGGCGTTGCCGATGGCAGCACCAACGGCCCCTGAGCCGGCAAGCACGCTGCAGACGGCGATCCGATCACCCTTGCAGGGTGGCGATGTCGTTCTCGTGGAGTGCGGCGGCGCTGTCTCTCGTGGCGGTCGGGTGCAGGCCGACTCGGACGGCAAGGCGGTTTCGGCCGTCGTTACCTGCTGGCCCCGCGTTCCGATATCAGGGCTATGTGGCCCTGGAGGCCGGCGCATCTGGTCAGATCATCCGCGTGTGCAAGAATGGCGGGATGGTCTACTACCCGACCACCGCTCTGATTCAACAGCCAACCCCCAAACACAAGGAGCAATGAGCAATGGCTGAGTACGGAATTGGCGGTGGGCTGAATACCTTCATCCCCACGCTCTCGGCTGCCACTGGGCAGATCCAGATTGAGTTCACGCGAGCCGTCAATCGGTTCCCGATCACGCAGTACGCGCAGATCGTGCCCGTGCAGCAGATGAGCCGGCTACTACCTCGCATCGACGAGGAGGAGACTGCCCGCGTGGTCAACACGCAGGATCTCCAGTGGCTTCTCGGCGAGGATCGTCCTACCGGCATCAACAGCGATATCGACTGGACGCAGTTCACCTGCCAGCGGTTCCAGACCTCGTTCGCCATCCCGCAGGAGACTGCTCGGCGAGTCCAGTGGGATGTCGTGGCGAGTCATGCCCGCATCGCTGCGGCCAAGATGATGACCGCTCGCTCGTACCGCATGGCGACGCAGTTGACCACCTCGGGCAACTACACCAGCGGCAGCAACTACTTTGCCACGGCCAGCCGCTCTCGTGTCGGGTGTGAACTTCACCAGCACCGATGGCGTTCAGCAGATCATCCGCGCGTCGATTGAGAAGATCATTCAGAACACGGTCGGAGCGGTGTCGCCAAGGACATCATCCTCGTGGTGAATCCCATCACTGCCCGATTGATGGCGGGTTCTGCCGGCGTGGTTGACTATGTGAAGAACTACCCTGCGGCGTTCTCGTACCCGAAGGGAGATGACACCTTTGCCGCTTACGGTCTGCCTCAGACGCTGTTCGGTCTGGGCGGCGTGGTGGTCGATGACACGGTTCGTGTGACCACCCGAAAGGGCAACAGCAGCCCGGCGCGTGGCTTCTTCTACGGTGACGCGACTTCGCTCCCGGCATGGTGTTCGTGAGCCGTCCGGGCGGTCTGGTCGGCAATGAAGGCCCGTCCTTCAGCAGCCGCGACCATCTTCGCCTACGAGGACATGACGGTGGAGACTCTGGAAGATCCGTGGAACCGCCGAATCCGTGGCAGTGTGACCGACAACAGCGCGACCGTTCTCACGGCTCCGCTGGCTTCGCTCTACATCGCAGACGGCAACTCGTAAGCGGCCCTAACGGCAGCAACTCAAGGGCCGCTCGGCTAATCACCGGGCGGCCCTTCTTCTTGGAGGATTGACCCATGCCCATGGCACAACTGCTGAGCAACGCCAACGCCATCCTGCACATTGATGAGCGGCTGTTGAAGCGAGCTGACCAGTGACACGAACAGCGATGCCACGATTAACGGCAGCAACACCATCCTCACCGAAGCCCTGCCGAGGGGTGGCGAGGAGGTGGCATCGGCTGCCACCCGGTCCCAGCGCCTACACCGTCACGGAACTGGAAACGCTCGCCACGGACGGGAATGCCCTCCTGCGGGGCTGGTGGCCGATCTGGCCCTGTGCTACCTGTTTGAGCGTCGCGGTGGGGAGGTGCCGGAGAGCGTCAAGGCGAAGGCCAACCGGGCTCAACAGATGCTTGGCGACCTGAGGACGGCCGGCGGGTGTTCGCGGTCGATGCCAACCGGGAGGCCGGCACCGCGTCCATTTCGGTGATTACGGCGTCCGCACGGGGCGGCTCGACCGCTCGTGAGCGATTCCCCGTTCTACCCTACCCGTAAGACCCAGACCTACTGATGAGCCTCAGGGAAACGCTCCTAGCCCGTCTGGCGGCCGCCAACATCAGCTCGCATCGCTCGTGAAGCAGGCCCGTTGCCGCATCCGCGAGCGGGGCCGGGATATCGGCGGGTACGCGGCCCTGTGGGCCGACACGGCCCGGCTGAAGGTTGGGAAGGGCAAGCGGGCCCGGTTCATCGACCACTACCGCAAGGGCGGCACCCCCTATACGACACCGGCGAACTGTTCCGTGGGCTCTCCAGCGAGCAGCAGCCCGTGGAAGGGGGTGTGAAGCTGATCCTGAAGGGACCGCTGCACGCTCTGTTCCATCAGCACGGGTTCAAGACCAGCGGGCCGAATCGCATTCCGTTCACGCGGCGAGCGGTTCGCGGTGACGCGAAGGGCAAGCGGGAGGCTCTGTACGCCAAGAAGGGTGTGACCGTGCCCGCCCGGCCGATCTTTGCCATGCCCATTGAGGCACGCCGGGAGGTGAAGCTCGTGCCATCGCCCGAAGCCCTGGGGCTCGTTAGAATCAATTTGGAGGACTGATCTGTGGCAACGGCTATCGAAGTCACTGGCCCCCACACCATCAAGTGGAGCGACGCATCCGGCAGCCGGCAACGACCGAACTCGGCCGTGGAGACAATAACGGCTTGTTTCGCATTGAGGTGACGAACCGATACGCGGACATCCAGACGAACGAATACGGCGAGATGGCCGCGCGAAGCGTCATGGTCGGTGCGACGGCTACCAGTGAACTTCGGCCTCGTTTCATTCGACAGGGACGAGGCGTTGAAGTTGCAGCGGCGAGCAGGAGGCAATGCCGCTGGCACAGGTTTGGCCGCTCCTACCCTGTGGTCGGTGCATTGACCAATGCAGGCCACGGAGCTGCTGGAAACGATAACACGATCAAACTGACAGTCGATCACTGACATCGCCAACCGATTGGGCATCAAGTGACCCGCGTGCGTGACGAGCCTCAGCTTCACGGACTTCGGAAACCGGGCGACCCGGCTTGTGTTCTCAGGCGAGATCCTGCCCGACTTTGACACCACCGGTGGCGGCACCTTCTACACAATCACCACAACCTGACAGGAGACATCATGACCGCAGACACCACACTTCATCCACGAGTTCAGCGTGGGCGACAAGACCTTCCGCCTGGACGCCTTGCTCGTGCTGTCCGAATTGACCGCTGCCGGTGCCGAGCAGGAGCCGACCAAGGACAGCTGATGTCCGCCGTTCGTGCTTCCATCCGTCCTCAAGAGATGGCGGCAGGCCTCAGCGACGCCGAAGCGGCTCGCCTTGGCCGCTTCGCGTCACCATGAGCCGCGAAGCACTTTGGGAAACGCTGGCGCGCCGTAGCGGTCTTTACGGCTGTCTACGGCGCTACCCCGTGGCAGATGCCACATGATGTTGCAGCTGGTCTGATGCTGAATCTGACCACGGCGAACGAGCTGGAAAACGCTCCCCATCGTGCAGGGTGTTGGTTTGGCATTCTCCAACAAGCCCCACATGGCCGAGCTTCATGTCCACACTAGTGGGACGCAGCCCTAGCATCAAAGATCAGATTTCGGCACACTTCACCATGCAACCGGAGCAGAGGAGCAACGCATGGCATCAGCCTGACAGACCTGTACGCACGGCTTGGGAAAGCTCTTTGGCATCGCCAAGGCACAAGTGGACGCCAGGAACACCTTCGTCCAGCAGGTCAACGGCAGCGGTGCGTTCTCCGGCGTCGGCGCTTGACGGCCAATACACCTCCAGCACTCGCTACATGATTTCGCAGGTGTTGGATTATTACGCTCGCCCTGTATAACGCGGCAGATCCCAGTGTCAGGCAGACCATCGCGGGCGGGGTCAAGACTCTGACGGAAATGGTGACGGCAGACAATGCCAACATTCCGAAGCAGACCATCGCGGCTCTGAATGAGTTGAACCGGCAGATGCGGTCCGCGACCCAGACGCTGCTCCAGAACACGATCACGCAGAGCCCGTGTCATACGCGGGGTCGAATGTCGGCAACGGGAAGATCATCGCCATGGAACGCCGCTCCCAGATGTCGGCCAGCGAGGCGCCTGGCATTCCAGTGCATCAGTGACACCACGACCGGCACCACATCGGGCCGCGAGGTGTTCCCGCGTGACCGGAGCTCTGAGGACATCTGATCCGACCTCTACCTGTGGCCGGGCGGTAGCGGGGCGAACTTCACGGCTTGCCAGCAGCGACTACATCAGCACCGACAACACGCCGACGAACGGCGGCTTCGGCCAGCTTTCGCGGCGGCGTTCCGGACTCGTGGACAGCTCACCACAGGTGTGTCGAATGTCTCGCAACTTTCCTCCGGCACCTTCCGTGGTGGATCAGCCCTGAGCGTCAACGGAGCCACCCAGACGATTCTGACGCAAACGGGATCGAATCGAATCCTGGGCCCCAACCGGCGAATCATCTTCGGGTTCTGGGCAAAGCGGGTCAGTGGATCGGCGTCACCGACCACACCGATCGTTGAAATGAATCTGCTGAATGCCTCAACGGGTGCGAGCATCGCTACCGTAGACACGGATACGGGTGGCCCGGCAATTTCCAGCTCGTGGGCGCTCTATACCGACGCCATGCTGAATTCGTACTACGCCCCGGTCGCAGACATCACGGTGCAATTCGACATCAATCCGGGTGTCGCCAATGTCTACGCCATCGATTGTGCGCTTTGTCTATGCACCCACGCAGGCCGGCGTGAACGGCCAGTGGCTACAGATCATCGGCGGAAGCGCGGACAGCGCATCGGGGACTATGCCACGGTGCAGATCACGAACAACTACGCCAGCACAGTCCTGGAACTTACACCGAACGATTCTTCGCACCGTTTTCCAGCGGAATCGAATTGCCGACTTCGGGTAGCCCGACCATTACGAACAGCGTCATCCCGTGAGCGTCAACGACTCACCAACCACGATTGGCGACTCTTCTGGCCGTCCGAACTCGGTTGCAGTCGCAACTGTCGGTGAGCTGAGAATCGTGTGTTCGTGGTGGACAAGTTGCAGGCTCATCGACCCAAATGTGCCCAACTTTCAGATCGAGCCAGTCAGCATGAACATCATCGCAGACGAGAGCGGCACGAACGCTTTCTATCTGGATTTCCGAGTCCATGCAGTGACCAAAACGGAATACGACTACAGCGACAAGCCCACGCAGAAACTCATTCGTGCAACCCCGCAGAAGGGCGCGTTCCAATACGCGACAGATGCGGCCAGTGCCTTGAACAAATACGAGGCCACGGGAGCCGCGAACATCGTCATCATGTCGATCATCAACGGCGGAGTGGACACGACCACGGGTATGTCCCACGCTACGGCAACCTTCCGCACCTATGTTGAGGGTGTTCGCAGATGGCTGAGGATCTCGGCGAAATCACGATCAAGTTCGGAGATGACGAGGGCAGTAGACGGCCGGCTCAACCGACGCGAACGGATTCCAGAGCAGTTTCTGACTCGACCAAGGCGGCGATGTCCGGCATCTTGGCAAACCTTCCCGCGATCACACGGGTGGCGCAGGCTGGCGTGCAGGGCTATGGACTTGGCGGCGTGGTAAGTGCCACAAGGATGGCGGCATCCGGATTGGCCGGGGCGGGGAAGCTGCGCAGCATCAATCCTGCGCCGGTGCTGGCTATCGCCGCAGGCGTCGGTGGGATTGCAGTGGCCGCATACGCCATCAAATCCTTTCGTGGGCAAGATCACGGATCGAATCAGCGAACTGGCGGCGGTCAGCGGCCCGATGGCGATGCAGGAGGCCATGACCAAACTCAGCGAGATGCGGAGGGATATGCGGGAGAGCCCAAGTGCTTGGCCCCATGTATATCCAAGTCTCGCAACTCGTGAACAAGATCAAAGACCTGCTCCAGCCACTTCCTGATGGCAGTTCGGGCGGCTCTGTTGTCCATCATCATTCCGATCTTGGAGAAGATCGCGGAACTGCTCACTGGACCTGTTCAACATGATCCCACAGATCGTGCAATTCCATGAACAACTTGGCTGCAGCCATTCAAGCCTCTGGTGGCGTCGGTCAGGCCGCAGGAATCGCTGGTGCCGCTTTGCCTGGTTCCATGGCGGGACTGGAGCGCATCTTCGGAATCATGTCATGGCTGTTCCCGGCGAGTCAGACATCACACACCGCCAACACGCTCAGCCGCCATCGCCTCGACTCTTGCTCAGTTCTATCAGGCATTCCAGTCGCAGCAACCGCAGGGTGCCAACGGTTGGGCTCTTGAACACGCTCAACGCACTTGCTACCGGCGGCGTCATGGTTCAGCAACCAAACCTGCCCGCACCCATCTTCGTCCCCGTGCGTAAGACGCCTTCCCGCCTTCGCAGGACATCGAGCCCGACGCCATGAAACTTCGATATACCACTCGCGGCACTACCGGGACGAACGGCACCGCAATCACGCTGGAGAATGTTCGCCTCACGGGGTTCTCTTCGGAGAATCAATACGACGGCGACTCCTTCAACCGTTCGGGACGACGGGAAACGATCACGGGGACGGCGATCATCTCAGGCAATCCGTTGACCAGCAGCACGGAGCCATAGATGTCATCCGGAACTCGTTGAATTCGCCGCGCGGGAAGTTGGAATTGCAATTCGACAGTGCGAACTGGCACTTGGTACACGCTAGTCGATGGTCGCGGTGCGGACAATAGCCAGACCCCATTTGATGCCCGCAACGGTCCCTTGCCGCATGTGACCGTGAGCAGGATTGAGGGCACGCATTCGGCAGCGGTCACCTTCGTAGCGTTCTCGTACACCTACTTCGGCTGCGGCGATACCCGCATCCAGAAGTTTGAAATGTCGAGTGACTCAATCGCTAGACGAGGCTGGATTCATCACGATGACGCGATCCGGCTCGCTGAAGGTGTCGGCGGGTTACAGGCGAATTCTGCGATCTACATACCATCGTGCCACCACCGTCATCCTGGCCGCATATGGCGTCGATACGGGTTCCAGTCCCGACTTGTATCGCAACCTTGTGGCGGGCCGGCCCGCACCATTCTTCCGCCGAACGCGACAGGACTACACGCTGGATTCTTCGCTGACCACGTCTCGTTCACCATCGAAGATCGGATGGTGTTCCGGGAGCTGAGCGTATCCGGTGATGATGGGCGATGCGTCGTTCGGATACGAGCGATCTTTGGGAAGCTGGTGCCCAGATGCTTGGCACCAAGACCTTCTCGGCTCAGCTTGAGGGTGGGCCAGACACCCCGCCAAACGAACTGCTGAAGGTGGCTATTGAGGCTGCGTCTGCTCGCATCGACTTTGAAAATGGATCTGATCCAGCCGATCAGTGCGAGAGAGCCGAACATCTACAGGCCGGAACAAGATTGACCTTGACGGTGACGGCGATGGGTCAAAGCAATACCCCCATCGACCTGTCTGTGGTTCGGCAGATGTTTACTGATCCGCACCCAGCCGGATCGACTGCGTAGTGTGTCTGCGTATGGATCTGGCGGTGTCTATGTCGATACGGTCAGCGGACTGAGCTGGGATTCTTGCCAGACCCCTACGGTCATCGCAAATGTCATCCAGAACAATCCCGATGACGAGGCTCCGCAAAGCACACTTACGGTTCTCGGCGTCAATCCAGATGCAGAGTTAGAAACGGCAGAAGGCACACCAATCACAGAAGGCACCGACATCGGGGTGCTCCAATCCTGAGAACTGCACGAGCCACCTCGATGGTTCTCAGAGTTCGACGACACGCAAGACAGCGGCATGCACTTCATTGAGGCCACGGGTGGAATCTTCCAGTCGGCCTATTCAGTTGCGGATGCCCGTCGTGATTGTGACGCAGACGGTTCGATACATTTCCAACACGCAAAGTGCAGCGGTGCCTTATCCGCAACTGGCGGACCCGTTCATCGTGTTGAATGAAAAGATCACGGTGAACAATGCCCCGCCGGATGTCACAGGCAAGCCGGTGTTTGCGGTGCTGGCTACGCGGCAGATTCAGGTGCAGACATCTTCCAGCCCCAACATGACGAGCCCTAGCGACGATCTTCCACGGCGTGTCTGGTCACCCAATTCCGTGCCGCAGGCTCGTGGTCTGTATTCATCCAACAATACGATCAACGCACGACAGTTGACCGATTCAGGTGAAGAAACCCAAACCGACTACATTGCCTGACCATGGGCCAGATCACGGGTCATATCCCGCTAGACGGCACGATAGCCGGGCATATCTGCAGCCGATCAGAGCAACCGGATGAAACGATTCGGCGTGCCGGAATCGACCCGGATGCGGTGAATGTTGCCACCACGCCGCTGATCGGTGCATCGCGGACTGCGGAGATCGTGGTACTGGCTTTGATGCAGCCCGCAGCGCGACGGGATTTCGTGCGTTCTCCGATGGCGTTGCCAAAGACATCCTAAACAATTCGGCGACTGCTGGTTTTGCGGTTCATCCGTGGGAGCCAGCGGCCGGATCTGGTGGTGGTTCCGGCACGGGCACGGGAGCACAGCCGGGGCCAGTGACCGGCCCTGACATCACAGATGTTCCCGTAGCTGACGGCCCACCTCCAGACATTGATGAAGCGCCCAGCGCGGCCCGCAGGAGATAAAGCGGAGCAGGCGATCCCGTGTAGAAGATCATCTGCGTCCGCAACACAGCCGCCGCACCTGCAACGCTGCAGAAAATGACGCTCGGGCGGCAGTTGCTCTGGGGCACGCTTACCATCGTGAGCGCTCGGGAACTGCTGGCAGCGTCGGTGCTGGGAACGGATATATCCAGGCCGATCCTGGCAATCCAAACGCTGGCGGATCTCTGTTCGTACTCACCTTCGCAGATGCGAGAACGAGGCTCAACGGCCAGACCGTCTGGAGCATGGATACGGTCGGCCAGAAGGGCGAGACACGCGACCAGTGGAACATGATCGCGGACAATCCGCTGCACTTGGTGGCATCGACCGTCAACGGCATCGACCTATCAGCTGCGCCGCCGGTGTCTGGTCCTGTCTATCGCGGCACGGGAACGATGACGGTTTCCGCCATGAACGGCATTCCTGCTCCAAGCTGCGTGGCAGACGGAAAACCTGCTACTCCGCGAAGGAAATCATCGACGCTTATGTATCGCAGATCGGAAACACCTTCCTAGATCGCGGCGGCATCACATACACATATCAGGCCGTGGCTTTAGCAGCCGGAGAAGAAGGGCGACATGCTCAACCTCGACCTGCGTGGCCGAACGATTGGCGAGGCGCTGGACGAGGTGGCCGGCCGGATCGGTTGCGTGTGGGTGTGGAACCGATATGCCTCGCAACTGATTCTCAGGCCGAACGACTACGGAATCACCGGCGGTTCGGCGTCGCCATCAAATGTCCCTTTGTGGATCTTCTGGAACGGGCCGTTCCGAACCGGCGGCGGGTTCAATCAAGCTTCACGAACGATCTGCCAGGTCGATGGGCTACAGTGCATCCTGTCCGGTATGTGAGCGTCTACGGACGGTCTGATGAAGATGCCGTGTATGTCGATTGGCGGTCTATGGCGACACCGGAGGGCACGCGGCACATCGACATCGCATCTTCGGATCGACCGCCCCTCTGGTATCAGATCGGAGTGGTACAGGCCGCACGCAGTTCGTGGGCGACCATGTTCCCGTGCGTACTACGGATTCGAGGGATCAAAGAACACGCTGCCGATTGGCAATGTGGCGTCATCTGCTGGCTGGAACATCTGGAACGAGAGGAAGCCGACTACCACGACAACAGCATCACTCTGGTGGGCCAGTCCTGGGCCGTGTCTTTGGCCGAAAGTGCCTCCACGATTGAGCAGCGATATGTGAACACCCGGCGACTGATCGACGGCGAGGTGGTGCTTGGCCGCATGCCGGCATATGGCCTAACGCAGCTCGATGATGAACGAGTCTCCGTGTCCGGGCCTTCAATGGGATGAGGTGCGTTTCGGAATGGGCGGTCAGCCGTTGCAGTATCGCCTCTGGGGCAGCAACACGGACACGCTGATCTTCCCGCATCTTGTGCAACCGAGCAGGGTGAAGGCGTTGGGCTTGGGCTCGTCGTATCAGCGCCAACGGGTATGTGAACCTCCAGCGGCTTGAAAAGCGGCAGGGCATCGTGCGGACCTTCCTCGCGGATGTTCAAGCAGCAGACGGCCTTGAGCGGGATACGACTTCAAGCGATCCTCATGTCTGGCTGTATGCGTTCAAAGAGGTGGTGCCGAACAATCTGGCGGACGGTTCATTCTTGAAGGGCAACCCGTGGGGTGAAAGCAACCTCGCGGCGGAAGTGACGGGCGTTGAACTTGTGCGAGTTGGCGGGTGGCGGCTTGACCGTAGCCCAACACGCCAACCACGAATTTCGATGGCGGCACACTGCGATATAACCCGACCGGCTCTCAGGTGAAGACAGCGCGAGCCGTCGGTGCGTGGCATCTGTCCGTGTTATGAATACATCACGCCGTCCGGCATGACCGTGTATTTCATCGCCCAGAATCCTGGCGTGCAGGTCATCTGCTCCCGGAAGCACCACGCCGTTGCTGGGCACTGGGTGGCAGAACAGCGGGGCCAGTGGTTCGGCGTTTGCCGACAGCGTGCCTCTTGCTGGTATCGTTTCGGAGCAGCCGGTGGCGGATCGGAATGTTCCGATTGCCAGCGAGCTCGATGGAGCAGGCACCATGAGCTCAGAGTTTGCTGTTGAGGAATGGCGTTGACCACGGACGAGGCTCCGCTGCTGATTGCGGCGGGCTCGTCTTACTCTTCCGTCGCATCACAATCTGCAACCAGAACAACAGCACCGTGCATGTGTTCCTCGCGGTCACGGCTGGACGGGCTTTCGCGGAGAAGGTGACTGGGTGCTGTACCGCTATGACATCACGGGCTATGGCATCGTCACTATCGACAATCTGCTGGTGCCAGACGGTCACGAGTTGCGGGGCTACGCTGGCGCGGCGTCCTCGCTGTCGATTGTCGGCTCTGGCATTACTGAGGCGGTCTAGTCATGTCCCAGGTCATCGCTGGATGCTGTTGCACGCCAGCCTCTCCTCAGACTTGCACGCTTCCATGCAATGATCCGAACATTACTCCGCCGCGCATTTTCGTGCAGGTCGGACATCTCAGAATTGGTCCGGGTTATTCTGAAGAATACTGTATCAATCCGCTAGTGGCATATCCCATGCCAATCAGCCAAATTGAATTGGCACTTGTGCGAGAAGCATGCAACGGGACACGCAGTTGGCAGTATGTGGGTACGCCGATCAAAGTTGCCACCCAATCCGGATCGGTCCTTTGTGTCCCTGCTTTTGGTTCTGTCGATCTCTTGATACCTATTTAGCCGCAAGCGTGCAACAAGAGTGCGGCATCGGGGCTGCAAACGAGTTCAACCACTGGACCTTGAACATCACCACAATTCAACAATGGAAAGCCGATCCGGTCGGTTGTGGAGTTGGTCGATTCAGGTGCGACATGAGGCCGAAAGACCTGCTTTCAAACCCTTGTCCAAGTTCCATTCGGACCAGATGTGCGAGACTTGTTTGATGGACTTGCTGCGTGCCAAGAACTTCCAGATGCCAGTTGGTTCCTTGATCCAGTGAGCTGCCGCCCGACCTCGAGTGATGGAAGATACGGTCGCATCTATGGGGTTCATAGTCGCTGGGCCTATGACCCGACTCCAACGCCCAACTGTGACCCTCGCGGCCAGTACTTCTACACCCGTGGCGATCCAGCAGAGGGTTGGCCGATTGAAACCATCACGGTGACTGGATGACGGCGCCAGAGTTGCTCAGGTGCGCTTCTATACCGGCGTCTGCAATCTGTTGCGGACCGGGCCAAAACATGGGCAGCAGCAGCCCGTGAAAATGACGCAAGCAATTTGCGAACCGGAAAGCGACATGAGCCGGAGGAGGCTGGACATCTGCCGAGCCTGCGACAAGTGGAACGGCTCGACTTGCTCCATCTGCGGGTGTTTCACGGCCCTGAAGGTGCGGCTGAAGGCCGAGGCTTGTCCTATCGGAAAGTGGCCTGCCGAGGAGTAAGATGCCCTCATGGCATGGAGCAGCAGCGATTTCTCGACCCGATTGGGCAAACTGTTCGGGTATCAGAACAGCGTCAAGACGCAGGTGAGCGCTCTTTACAACGCGAACCTGACCAGCATCTTCACCACTTTCGCCTCGACCAGTGACCGTGCGAGCGTTGGCAATCTAGCCGACTTGAGCATTCCGGAACGCGGCCTTCCGAGCAGCATTGGAAGCAACACTTACGGATATGAATACCAGCATCCAATCCTTCGTCGTGGACTACGTTCGCCGGGAGACTGGCGTGTACGACGGCACGGTGCCCACGGCCCTGCGGGAAGTGTTCTCGCAGTTGACTGCGGCCAGCGACACCTATCGCTCAGTCGGAACCAGCAGCATTTCCTCTCGGCCACGGCTGGCAATCAGGGCAACGGCACTGCATGCTGGTGCGTGGGTATCGCCCGGCATCTTTCGACTGTGTTCCTCCAGGAGATGTTCACGGAGTCCATCGGCCTTCGGTGCATTGAAGGAGGCACCGTTGGCAACTTCGGACAGGGCAATTTCCAGTTGACCGGCGTGGCCTCATTGCCGAGCAACAACACCGAATGGCCGTCCGGTTCAGACACGAGCCTGCAGGTTCAGGCGACGAGTGCGGCCGTCACGGCTAGCGTCGGCACTCCCGGCGTCAGCGCTGCTGGCGAACGGAGACTTCGAGAGTTGGACGAGCAACACCCACGAGGGCTGGACGATTGTCACAGGCACGGCTGGCACGCAGGTGCTTCGCGGCACGACGCCGGCCCGTGGCTCGTACTCGCTCCAGTTCACCGGCGACGGTGCGACCCTCACCCGTATCCGCCAGCAGATTGCATCCGCCAGTGGTGCCCCCACGCAGGTGTCCGCTGAGGCTGACTACGCCCTCGATTCTGTACGCCCGCGTTGGTGCGGCCACTACCGGCACGGTGGTGGTGGCACTGCGAGATGCGTCGGGCACCACCGTGGGCTCGGCGGTCACGCTGAACCTCGCCAGCCTGACCACCTCCTACGCGATCAGCAGCGCGACCTCAGCATCGCCAAGTCAGCACTGCCGACCACGCTCGTACCGTCGACATCTACAGCACGACGGCGATTGCGAACACGGGCATCCTCTACATTGACGAAGTGGTGCTGGCCCCGATGACGCAGATGTATCCCGGATCGGTTGGTCCCAGCATTCTGATCTATCCTGGCTCCACGGATCTGGGCGGTAGGGGACCGAGGGACCATAGCGTGACCAGCGACGGCAGCACCAACGGCCTTGTTTATGAAGGGGCTTTCAGCGGTGGCTGCAACCTGAGCGATACGGCATCTATCTGCCTGTGTCTGCCACCCCGACGATTTCTGACACCCTCGTGACCGTCTAACGGACGCGGTTGGATCTTCGCCCGGCGCTCCCGGCGGCGACCCTTGTTGGGGTCGGCGTCCGTGCCGCGTCGTGGCCTCAGGCAATGCTTGACCCCGAGGATGTTTCGGAGTTCATCACCGAACAGGCAGTCGCCGAATCGGGTGAGATTGAGGATGACCACGAGGCAGTCACGAGCGGCCTCGACATCGCCAGCGAGGCCGGCGAGCCCGGCATCGCGGAGATCCCACGCTACATCTTGCAGCGCGTCTAGTTGGTTGATGGGTTGCGGTGGCTTCCTTGCCATGCGCGGAAGCGTATCACCTAGAAAGGAAAGACCCCCGCCATCCGAGGACAGCGGGGGCCGAGACACCACAACGCGAGGCACAGTAGCGGGGGGCGGCCCCGCGTTGCGATAGTTATGCCCGGTCGCCCCAGATGTCGAACAGGGCAGCGTCACGGTGCCAACGAGGAAGCCATTTCCGGCCAGACCACCAGCGTTGGTTCCCATCGGCGTCGATCTTCACCACGCAGAAACGCAGGTCGCCTGCGGTGCGACATCCACGGGCCTGCAGATCATCCTCCAACTGGATCGCCTTCTGGATCGGCGGATCGGCCCACGAGACAGCCCGGCGAACCTCCCGTTCCGCATCCTCAATGGGCTGGACGCTAAGGCTGTAGACCGATCCGTGTTCCGTTTCTCCCATCATCACGAACGCGACATGCGTCGCATCGTCGGGCAACGGGAGCGGGTAGTACGGGATGCGTGCGGCCTGCCGAGGCTCCGGCAGGCAGTACCCCGACCGGCGTGGTGCGAGAGCCCGGCAGAGGCCCGGCCGGCCCGTGGCACCAGCGTGACAGCACAGAGGAACCCGAGGGCGAGCAGGATGCCAGCGAGGAGGATGTCAGTCATTCTCCACCCCAGCCTCGCCTCGACGGACAGCAGCAGTTCCTTGGCGGACTGTAGCGGCTCCTCGCTGCGTGGGTGCGAGCTTTCCGCCAAGAGCGGCGTCTGCGTCGGCTTGGACTGGCAGCGGATGACATGCTCGCGGATGACGCCCCGGCACCGAGCGAGGATGCGGCACACACACTCCTCTTCGTCTGCGGCGTTGGCGGCTGCGGTTCGGAGAGCGTTCAGCGTCACCATGCTGACCTCCTGCATGCCCGCTGCCGCAGCAGTCCGAAACAGACGGGATGGTGCTGACGAGATCCGCGATGGTTTGGACAGGAGTCACGGCCAGCATAGTACCTCCCGCGAGAACGCCGCCGCGAAGAATGCCGCCACGCCGAAGGCTCCGAAGGCAAAGCCCATCCAAAACTCGTGGTAGTGCTTCGACGGCTTCATGCGTTGCCTCCAATGAACAGGTCATCCGTGTGCGCCCATGTCCGGCGCTCCGGGGCGGTCTGGATCATCTGGTCATGGATTCGCTCGGCCATCGCAGCGTCGTGGCCGCGTTCGTTCATCGCGGCGGATCGGAGGTGGCTGCGGAGCCATCGGGCTTCCGCTTCGGTCAGGTGCAGGTGTGTCATGGTGTTCTCTTTCATTGCAGGCGTTCCCGTTCCCGGTTGGGCAACTCTGCCCACGCGGCATCGAAATCTCCCCAGTCGCCTGTCGTGCGGGCCTTCCAGGCTGCACGGATCAGGTCACGCATTCCATCGGCTCTCCCGCTCATCGGACATGAGAAAAGGGTGTCGGGTTCGACCGCGATATAGACCGCTGCCATCGACCCCGTGCGGGTTGCCCGCCGCTTGTCTGTCCGCAGCAGCAGCGCCGCGACGCTCCAAGCGAGGTGAAGGCCGGGCTAGCGGACTGGTGCGGGAACTCCGGTGGTGGCGATGAACTCGTCGCAGGTCGAATCCGCTGGCGGATCGCCGTGACATACGCCATCACGCGGGCCTCGTTCTCGCCAATCGGCGGCGGTCTGGTAGGCGCGCTCGAGCGGTGTCGCGGTAGGTCATGGCCATCCCGTTGCGTTGAGCTCCGAGCTCATCCGAGCGCGTCGTCGCTCAGCTCTCAAAATCGCGCCGCCCGAAATGCCGGCGAGGCGGTGCGTCATCGGGGTTCTCGCGTTCCCCAGAACGAATCGAAACCGGCCGGATAGATTGCTCATGGCTGCACCTCCACCACGAGCGATCCGCAGTGCAGCAGGAACGCGGCGCTCAGGCCTGTGCACCGGCTTGTCTGCGAGCTGCATCCAGTTCGTCCTCGGCACTCCGCGATCAGGGTCGCGCTGCCGGTGCCAAGGGCAGCTTGCCGAGAACGCGATGGCATGTCAGCCGCCGTGGCGATAGGCCCGAGCTCAGGGTTCAGGCCGCGTCCAACTGGATGCGGGTCAGGGCTGATGACCTGGGCGGGTGCCAGCACCGCGTCGAGGCATGCCCCGGAGCATCCGGCTCCACGGTGGGCGCTGCCGTCGCCGGTTGGCGTTGCTGCTGCGGTCGTTCACGAGTTGGGTAGGTGCCGTTCACGCCGCATCGCTCATTCAGCAGCTGTTGCGGATCGCCTGCTCGCGGGTTTCGCGTCGGACGCGACCGTGGGCTCGAGGAACAGATCGTGCCCACGGACAGTTTCCACACCGCAGACCGGGCCTGATCAGCGTGCGAATCGGCTCGCAATGGCCTTCCCCCAGGATTGAACCCGTGACCTCGTACAGTTGGCTCGGCCATTTCGGTGTCTCCTCGAAGCCATCCGGGCCGGCGTGTGGTCATCCCCGCCCACGCATTCTGATACCCCATTTTCGGCGCAGGTGCAAGAGGGGAGCACGGAGGAAATCCGAAGATTCCGAAATAGTGCGAACCCCCGTTTCGCAGCTCCCAAGGCACATTTCGGAAATCTGGAGGAAATCTGCAATGTGGAGAGCTGCATTCCTTGCCGATATCGCGTACAGTGATGACATGCCAGCCGGGGCGGCGGCGAGACACCCAAACGCGGCACTGGCCGCAAGGCGACTACCTAAATCAAGGCCCGTACCAGCACGCTTCAGGATCTGTCTCCGCACGGACGGCGACGCATGGTCTCTGCCACGACGCTGTATGCGTGCGGCGAGATGCACACCGCAACGCTCCGGCCCCAGCACACGCTGGATGGCTAGTTCCCAGAGCTTGCCCTGAACGATGGTGAGTCGGGCCCGCTGCACGACCACGACGAAATCGCGGGCGGTCCGCATCACGCCGCAGCTAGAATCGACTGAGTCTGCCGGACATGCCCATGTAATCATCGACAACACCGCGACGGTTCGGCGGCTGACGATGCCCGAAACCGCCGCCCCTCCAGGGCGGCCTGCCAGCATACACTGCCAGGAGAAACGAGACACCATGACAGAAGCAGTCGGCTCGCCAGCGGCGTTGGCTGGCCGCACAGCAAGCCCTTGCCGAGCGTCGGCAAGGACAGCCAGTTCAAGAGCCAGTCTTACGGCGTACGCCTCCGACAAGCAGCGAAACCATGATCGCGGCATGCCGGAGAAGTCCCTGCACGCCGCCAGTGCGACCGGCCTCGCCGGACACGGGCGGAAGTTCGACGGCACGCCGGAAGGCAGCGAGCTCGTCACACAGCCAGTTCATCCTGACGCCACGCATGCGCAGCCGGCGAGGCGTGGCGGATGAGGTGGCCTGGGTAGCGGTGCCGCGGGGCCAGCAGCCCATCGACAAGGCCGTGGCCGGAGCGCTGACGGCCAGCGCGGTACTGCAGCTCCGCGATCTCCTGCTCGTACCCCGCGAGGACGAGAACGAGATGGACAAGCGGGACGATTCGAGCCTGCAGCCCCGGAAGGCGCCCGCACGCCCGGCTCGGCCCCGAAGACGCACTGCTGGGCGATTACGCGCACCCAGCCCGCCATGGCGAAACGCTCCCAGCCCGCCAGACGCAGCAGGATGCCCCACGGGCGGTTCCGTGCCACCCAAGGCGGCTCCGACCCCGCGCCCAAGGCCACGGAATCGGCCACGGCGTAGCGGCCCCATGCGGAGGTTATCGGTAGCCGTCCCCGAGCGGCGCGCGTGGCGATCCGGCAGCCTCCGCATCCGCGAAGGCGGTCAAGAGCGACAAGCCGACGAAGGACGGAAGCCGACCCGGTGGGCGATCCTGTTCCAGACTCGGCAGCGAGGACACATGGGCAGCGACAGCTCGACGGCGATGTTGCCGACGCGGCCAGCGAGGCCGCGATGCGGCGGTCATGGTCGAGCGCTGGTGGCCGATGGTCACGTACGAGCCGGACGCTGCTACGAGCTGCGCGTTGGCCCGAGGTAGCATCGACGCGCGCACCGGCACCGCAGCCTGTCGAGGTTGCCGAGGAACATATCCATTCTGAGCCCCCGGAAGGGCTGGGCGGTTGACGCAAGTCCCGCCGAAGCCTATGTTCCAGTTCACCCACAACACGAAAGGACACCATGAGCGCACTACACGCATCACACGAGGCAACGGAAGCCACGCGCGAGATCGAGGATCTGATCGCGGCCAGCGAGGAGAACGGCGGCGACATCAGCGAGATCGTCAGCGGCTGGACGAGCCTGGCACGCACGGCGGAATCATCCACCGCCGCGATTGACGATCTGTTTCGACTCACGCGGGAGATCGAAGTCCGGGCCGAGGCCCGCAAGGCGGAAGCCGACAGGCCGGCAGCGGGCGAAGCGCGACGAGGCCATCGCCGCATGGTTCAAGTCGCAGGTGTTGCGGATCATGCAGGCCGAGGGCTGAAGTTGGAGACAGCGGCGGCGGAAGGCGACGGTGGCGACGCCCGGCGGCAAGCCCGCGATGGAGGTGTTCGATGATGTGCCCGAGGAGTTCATGCGGGAGATCGTCACCCGCGAGATTGACAAGGACGCGATCGGCAGCTGGAGGAGCTCGGCAAGCGACAGCCTGCCCTTCGCCCGGCTGGTCGAGAAGTTCCGCACGCGAGGGATTTCCGCTGATGTATGCCCAGAAGCAGGCACCGTCAAGGCGGCGGTGTTGGCGAGTGCTCGCGCAGCGTGGATCCGCGTGGCCGGAGGACGGAGCCAAGGACAAGGACAGCGTGGCAGCCCTGGCGTGCCGCGTTCGCCGCGATGTGCCGCTGCACTCGGAATGAGCCGGACGGCGGTGGCCGAGGCGGTCGGCAGCAGTGCGGCCAACGCGCCAAGGCGTTGCAGGAAGGCGTGCGAGGCCGCGTTCAGGCAGCCACAGGAGCGGCAGGCGTGGGCGGATGACGTATCGAAGGCCATCGCGGAAAGGGTGGCAGGCCGGCGCGCAAGAGCTCCCACGCGGTAGCCATGATCGTTACAGTAAGCGAAACGGCCGCGCTGCGTGGACGGCGAGCCGCTTCTACGCAACCCCGTAGCGGCGTCGACGGCCGCAGAGAGGGAAACTCGATGAGTCACCACAACACAGACGCAGGGCGCAAGCGGACGACCGATGGGATTCATGCCGTTCACCACCAGCGTTTCGCGTGGTGCGCGGGGATGGCCCGCCGAAGCCGCGGCCTGGCGTACATCTTACCTTGTGCGAGCAGTACGCGGCGGGCAGCCTCGACCCCAACACGAAGTGCTGGAGGAGATCGCTCCGGCACGGTCGCGCGTGGGATCGCATCAAGAGAAGAGTTCGGCGTAGGCCCGGACGGTCGCCTGCGAAATCAACGGTGCGAGGACATCCGCGCTAAGGCGTGGCCGAGGGAGACAGGCGAAGGCACCTCGCCCAGCAGGCGGCGGCAAAGCGGTGGCGGAACAAGCAGTGCCGGCAATGCGTCCGCATAGCGTTGGCATTGCAGACGCAATGCGGATCGATGCCAACGATAACGAAGACGAAAACGAGATCGAAACCGAGATCGAGAACGATCCCTGCCAGAAAACACATACGCTCGGCGGTGCCGAGCATGTGCCGATAGCTCAAGGCCAAAGATGCGGATGCCGGACGGGCGCTGGATCGACACCGAGAACCGCTGTTCCCACGCAAGGTGGGCAGAAGCCGGAAAGGCGGCTCGCCCATAGCGGAGAAGGAAGTCGGGCCATACGCCGACGAATGGGAGCTGCCAGACCTGACCGACGCGGTAGAGGTGTTCCGCGAACACATCGTTCGCATGGCGACCGCGTACCGCAACCTGTGGAGGAACGATTCATCCACGCAGCGACTAGCAAACTTTCCCAAGGCCGCTTGCTGACCCCGTGGAACACAATGACACCCAGAAGATGCTCGGCAATGGCGGAAGCGTTCCCGACCACGCCGTGGGCGAGAGCAAACAGAAGTACAGGCGGGCAGCTGGCAGCGCCGTCGACCTTCAACGATGTCGAGGTAGCCGATGAAGTCGCTGCGGCGAACCCTGTTCCGATCACACCTCACCACCGACGAGATCGTGGCAGAAGTTAGCGTACGCCGACGGCTTCCGACTATCGTGGCAAAGGGCAGGGCGGACAGCTTATGAACGAAGCGGAGGTGCGAAGGAACGCGAGGACATCCGGCGGTCCTGCGCTTGGCATCACGCGAGGACATCGCCGCAGGCGTGGCGGAAGCCAGCAGCATCGGTGTCCTCTCGCCCGAACCATACGACCCTCGGATCGAGGAATGGATAACTTACGCCCGTGGAATCGTGTACGCCGCGATGGAGCGGCAGGAGCATTCAGGTGACCGACGAACCGGCAAGCATCGATGGGATGCACCGGGTGATTCGATTGGGCACTCGTTGAACGACTACTGGCCCCGTGGGGAGGAATGGGCGACATGGCGAACCAGCAGCGGGCCGAGGCAGCCGTGCAGATCCAAAACGATGATGGATGGGATCAACGAGTGGCACAACCGATGCGCCGGAAATGTTGGTCAACGAGACAATGCAGAGGAGGAGCGGGACGAGGCGAGGCGTGAGCATGTGTTGCTGGTGGGATTACACCAAACGCCGTTGGAAATTCCGAAATGGACATAAGAATATCCACAGCTGTTGAATGGGCCGACATAAGTGGTTGGGACGCAAATTTCAAGGAGAAGCCATGATGAAAACAGAACTCGATATCCGACCTGTGTTTCTGGTGATGATCACGAGGAAAATCCATTGCGATCTGGTGTAGGTTTTGCAGAGCGTGGCACTGTCACGGCAGGGACAGGAAACAAACGAAATCGGAGACAATAGATCCGCCTGCAAAAGTCAGATTCGCCATGGGAATCAGACTGCACACATCACCAAAGATCCAAACAGGGTCAACGCAGCCATGCCATTCGAGCAGCGGCGGAAATCATTGACCTTGCGGCAATAACGAGAAGGAGAAGCCATGACCGACGAACCGACCGCACAAGGCTGCCGCACCTGTCGAGCGTTCTCCAGCAGCGAGAGCTACAGAACGCACGCAGGAACGCGACGAGGCACGGCGAGAAGTGTGCCGGTGGCTGGCCGAAGCCGAGGGCGGGACGCCAGAGGAACATGCAGCCGATCAGGGGCTGGGCCATGGCTCGACGAGGACGAAAACGGTACGATGAACGCACCACAGCCCATAAGGGAGGGGGTTTGGAGCGCGCTATGGACATCGACCCGCTGGACGAAATCAAAGACACTTGCCCGCGATCCTGCTCAACCGGGCGAACAACATCGGCGGTCCATGCGGCGACCCTGCTCGGCTCGCCGCTGGCCGGATCGAGAAAGCTGGAACACCGCATCCGGCACGAGGACTGGCCCAACCGCCGCCGCCGGAGCTGGAGGAGGCTGGGTGACCGTACCCCGCGAGCGGTTCGCAGCCATCGCAAAGGCTCGGCACCTGCTGGGGCGGCTGTTGACCCCAAGCGCACCGGCGGTGCCCAAGCCCATCCGGGACGAGGCCAGCCGGTGCGTGAAGCACTTACCCGACGGCGCTGGACATGGAGGAGCCATCCACGAGCTCGAGCGCGGCTGCCCGCGTGTGGGCCGCAGTCGAGCCGATCCCGAGACACAGAGAGCGACCGCCGCCGGTAGGCTGATCGCACGCGAGATGGCAGACGGCCAACGGACGGCCCGATGCGCTTGTATCGCGGGGCTCTGGGAGGCAGCATGCACGCATGGCTGCGGAAGCGTTGCTGGTGACCGTGGCGATCCCCTCGCGGGTTCTCAGTCCCAACGCACGCGCTGCACTGGTCGATGATTATGAAGGCCAAGCGGGCCGCCCGCGTCGAGGCGTGGGCAGCGGTTCAGGTCGCCATGCACGAACAGAGCGTGACCGGCAAGTGGAAGTGCGGCCGAGTGCCGCGTGGTCTGGTTCGCACGCGACTCACGACGCCGAGACCGTGACAACCTGCTCAGCCACGCCTCAAGGCCACACTTCGACGGGCTCGTAGACGGCGGCGGCTGCTCGCTGACGACGCCGGCACTGACCCACCGCTGCCGCTCGCCGTCGAGGTGGACAGCAAGCGGCCCCGCGTATGAGCTCCACGCTAGAGGCAGACCGATGGCGAAGCGTAAGACAAAGCCGAAGCCGCCAGCCTTGCACTGCTCAAGGTGTCGTAGGAAGCCCGGAACATCCATGTCGTGAGACATGAGTCTCGACTGCTCCAGGCAAGTGGGAGCAGTGGTTCCTGCTCCGGTCGGACGCTCACCCGACAACCCGCACAGCGATCACGCAGCTTGAAGAAGCACCTGAACGAGTGCGAGGAGCGAAACGCGAGCATGGTCGACATCGGTGATTTCTTCTGTGCAATGGGTGGCCGGGCCGACCCCGGCGAGTCAAGCATGGCATCGCCCGTCCCGAGCATGCACTAGCCGAACGAGCTACGCTCGATTCCGTCGTTCGTCATGGTGCCGAGTTCCTTGCCCCGCACGCTCAACGCTGCATGCTGTGCCGGGCGCGGAAATCACGAGCAGACCGTTCTTCAAGAATCAGGAAACGGATCTGACCGAACGGAGCACAGCCGAACGGTGCGGATCGATGACCGGAGCCACCGTGTTCGCCACGGGCTACGGCAGGTTCGATCCAGTTCCGAGCCCTGTATGGGAAAACGCCTCTTACACCTTGACGATGGCCCTGTACCACGTAGCGCGGGCGGTGGCGGCATGATGACCTTCGACACAGCCTCGGGTACGGCGTCAGAGCGTCCTTCCAGCCGGATGCGGATGTCGCTGCCTACGGACATGTCCACGAGCGTTGGTGAAGCCAGACAGCACGACTACCGGCACGCGAACGACGAACGAGAGCGTATACGGGTCAGCGTCGAGCCGCAGTGGCATGTTCGCACGGGCACCACAAGCAGGAACATGAGGACGGCTATGGGGGATTCAGCCGTCGAACGCGGCATGCCGCCGAAGCCCATCAGGGCCATGTGGATGCGGCTGTACATGCAGCATGTCGAGAAGGTCAGGGGCAATAGCATCGCGGAGAGGCTCGCATGCGGCTTCCACGAGGCGTCGTAGAGAAACGAGGCTCGGCAGACCATCAACGGCCGGCGATGGCGAATCCGTCTGGTGCCGGCCCGCGAGATGCCACGCGACGCGGCTGGGCGATTGTGACCATCCGCCGGGCCCGCACCCGACCATCCGCGTGCGGCGGAACCTGACGCAGCAACGGCTGGCCGAGGTGGTATGCCATGAACTCCTCCACGCAGCCCTTCCGCAACTTTCCGAGGAGGCTTGTCACGGACACGGCAGCCGTTGCTCGGCCGCGCTCTTTCTCTTGAGGCTGGCGTCGCAAGTCGCTAGCATCCCGGCAGGTGTCCCGATGACTGAGCAAGCCAAAGAGCCAGATGACCAAAGGCGGTGAGCGTTCAGACCGTGTCTGCAAGGCGTGCAGACCCTCGTGCTGCTCGGCAGCATCGCCGCCGTGTTCCTGACCGTGGGCCGACGCGGACGCCATGCTCGACGGTCACGGCGAGCGGATCAGGAACTGGCCGCAATCACCTCCGACCTGGCTCAAGCACCGTTGGCACACTGTCCGCGACCGACCGGGAGTTCGGCGCTCGCATCGACAGCATCCTCCTCCGCATCGACCGACTTGAAAGCTGACGCCCTAATGGCAATCGTCCATCATCTCCACCGCACAGCCAAACCTTCAGCCGACTCGCCCTTGCATCGGTGTCAGCCTCCTACGCGCAGCATCGTGCCATCTGGCACCGCAGCAAAGCCGACCACCGGCGTTCTCTACGATCTCAGCAACAACTACCCGAGCCTCATCCGCATCATTCCCGTGAGCGATTCCAGCACGGCACTAAGCGTGGGCATGCGGGTCATCGGCTGGGTCCGTTCGTGGACGGTGCGGACGAAGCACTGGCTCCCCACGGTTCTGCGCCGACTTCACCCTCGGCCTACACCTCGGGCACCGTGCCGTACATCACGGCCGGAAGCACCGGCCATTACTTCTACAACTTCGGCCACGCAGTGTAAGCGGTACGCCTACGGCGAACATGTATAGCCCGGCGAACAGCGGCCGGCTCAAATGTCGAAATCGCCAGCAGTCCTCGTGGATACCGTGGGCTCCATGCTCGTGACCGTTCAGGCGCGAAGCGGCGGCTCTGATGCGCTTCTGGCACAACAATCTGACCTATGCGATCTATCCGAACACGACCGATCTACGATTCGGGCTTTCCGCAAATCGCATTCGGAAGCGGTGGAGCGTTCATATCAACGACCGAAACCGTAGCGGGATCGCCACATGTTAGGTGATGCCGAGTTGCCGCGCTCTGGCGGAGAAAGATCGCTACCAATTCTTGATTGATGGCGACAGCTTTGGAAAACGCCTACGGCGATGGATACTCGACGCGAGGCGCAAGAAACATCTGCGCTCTTGCAACGCAGGATGCAGGCCTTGTTCGATTCGGGCTTTGTACCGCTTGGATTTTCGACATATACCACAACGATTCCAGTACGCACCGAGCCGCATCCAATGGAAACAATCTGACTGCTGGATCTGGGAACGAATCCGCGCTTCGATAGTCAAGAACTTGAACAAGCCCGTGGACAGCAGATGCAAGCGGATCGGTCCAGTGGGCTCCAACGCGAACAAATAACGACGACACCGCTCCTGATGGAACGCAAACCGCGACTCGCATCCAATTCACTCGTGGAGCGTCTGGATTTAGTCGTGTGCAGCAAACGCTCACATCTACGGCGAGCCAGTCCGCACACGATGTCGGTGTGGATGAAATTGAAGCCGGGAAGCACATCAAGCTGGTGTTGGCTTTGAGAATTGCGTGGTGATGGCACTTATGTGACGAATCACACGCGACCAGTACATGGCAGAGATTTTCGTACACCGTTCCTGCCGTGGACAGCCAGACACGAATGTAACTGCTCAGATCATGCTGTGGTCCAACATCGCTGGAAACAGCACTTCCGCAGACATTCTGGCTTGAAGCTGTCAGCTGGAACGAACAACCGTCGCGTAGTTCTCTACATTCCAACGACTACCGCGACGGGAACACATCTTGCAATCTTGCAGCCACTATTGCCCGGCTTCGTGGTTGGATGCGAATTCTCATCCCATCTATTCTGTTCCATCGGGCACCAGCACTGCGGTGCGGATTCGCTAGTTTGCAGTCGGGAACTCATGCTCATCCTGGCCTTGGTGTTGCTGCTGGTGGTGAAACGCCATGACGTGGTCGCAGACGGATGGCGAAACACTCTGCGACATCTATCTGCTCAAGCAAAACTGGATGGGTATGGAGCAGAGTGTAACGGTCAGGGTCACGGCCACGGACACTCTTGCGTGGCTTCGCGTAGCGTCAATGCCGTGCAGACATACACGAGCGGAAGCGGGTGGTCTTTCTCGGCTTTGATATCTGAACGCTGACGTGAATACACGACTGGCACGGCTTGCAGCCATTCGCATCCCGATTACATTCAAAGATTCTGGGAACACGACGCGAGGCTTGCATCGCAACTCAACATCACGGAACGTATGGTAAGGTTGCTGTCTGTCCGTGGTTGAGTTTGTGCGACCAAACTTCAGCTGGATTGGCTTTTTCAACCATCTCTGGGCGATCTGAGTACAAACTTTCGGATTATGTGAACTCGCACGGCAACGCTGGCCGGCATACAACGCGATTGCAGATCAAATCCGTTCTGATGGTGGCGATGCTGCTTATATGCCACGGGCCGGAGTGAATGATTGTTATGTCGCGCCAACAAGCTTACGTGGGCAACACAATTTGCCACGACTGTGCAGGATCGCATTACTCAAATCAGAGCCAATTCGTGTCTCGGCGCAAATACCTCCAATCATTTTGTGTGCCCCGACATATCGGGATAGCAACACCAACTCGGCGGATGCAAATGATGCAGAGTATGATAACGTATGCGTCGGTCTTGCGAAACATCGCAACGCATCGACTTGGCAACATTCTGGCTCTCAACTTCGAAAGTATTCCCACAAGATGGGATTCAATCGCGGAAGCAGAAAACTGTTCTTGTCGGGATCGTTGTGGACGATTCCAACATCTCGCTGGCGCGGCGGTGTGTTGCTGGCATTGAAGGCGTGGATCAATGGCGACTGAATGGCTTGAACCCAGCCACGACGCTGTGGATTACAGTTATGCCTCGGGAACACTTGGCTTCGTTCTCGGGTGCTGGAAATATGGTCGGTCGTCTTCTGCCGCCGAGGCGAGCGATCATCCATTCGTTTCTGGGAATGCAGCTGGTATGCGCAGGCAATGGCTCATCGTTTCTGGAGCAGCGGGAATTACGGAACCAGCCAAGACAGCAACCGATTCGATTACGAACATTGCATCGCCGGATCAAGCTTCACTATTCAGGCCGAGCCAATTTCTTGGCGTGCATGGCAGAATTGCAACTTGTTGATCCAAGCCGCATCAAATCTAGCCACGAATGTTTAGAAGCGTGGGTCTTCCTGCTCCTCGTCGGCTGCTCGGCTAGCGAGCGGATCGCAGCCGAGGCCAACACCATCGGCGAGCGGGCGGAAACCATCCACCGGCTCGCGACTCCGCATCGGTGAGCGGTCGCAGGACCGCCGACACCGTGGCCGACGCTGCGACCATCGCGGCCGAGGCTGCTGCCATCGGCAAGTCCATCGGCAGGCGATCCACACGGCCCTTCCTGGCGTGACCGACCGGACGCCGTGGTGGGCGGACCTGCTCCGCGGTGGCTCGCCATCGCCGCCGCCGGTGCGGCCGCCGTGTGGCTTCTGACGGCCAGCGGCATCCTTGGCCGCCGTCCGGGCCGCTCTGGGCTGGATTCCGGCACCGAAGCGACGGGCCGCCAGCCCTGCTGGCCGCTGCCGTCGATGACGCAAGGCCGGAAACCACACGCGAGGCAGTGGCTGCGATGCGAGCACAGGACCCAGAGTTCGATGTAGCGTGGCGGAAGGCTGTTACAATCCAGCCTATCGAAAGGAGCCTCGACATGGATTCGATTCTCGGAACCGTTTGGTGGAGTGCCCTCATGTTCGTGGCCGGAGCGTGGATTGGCCGCCCGCTGTTCTCGTGGGTGTGGAAGAAGTTGCCCTTCGGCTCGTGAATGACCCACGGTGGCGGTACGGGAAACCGACCGTCCCCGTTTCACATCGCAGGCCGCCCGGCGTGTCGGAGCGCTTGGGCGGCTTGCTAGGATGCACGCATCCGCAGGTCGCTGGTAGCGGCCCACGGAGGGTGGAACGCACAGACCCCTAGGAGTCATGGCCTAGGGGTCTATTATTCTCAGGGCATGAACACCGACACCGTACCCATCTCGACGCTCACGCTCGACCCCGCAAACGTGCGTCGGCATCCGGCGAAGAACCTGGACGCGATCAAGGCGAGCCTGACGCGGTTCGGTCAGCAGCGGCCCGTGCTGGTCGATGACAAGGGCGTGGTGATCGCTGGCAACGGCACGGTGATGGCTGCGAAGGCTCTGGGGTGGCCGAGCATCAACATCGTCCGCACGAACCTGAAGGGCAGCGAGGCGACCGCCTACGCCATCGCCGACAATCGGACGGCGGAACTAGCCGAGTGGGATGACGAGGCGTTGGCTCAGCAGTTGGCCGCGTTGCAGATCGAGGACGCGGCACTGGCCGAGGCTGCTGGCTTCACGGACGCGGAGATCGCCAAACTGGCCGAGGCGACGGTGGAGGTGCAGGAGGACGAAGTACCTGGAGGCTCCAGCCGACCCAATCACGAAGCCGGGCGACCTGTGGCTTGCTTGGCGACCATCGGCTGCTGTGCGGGGACAGCACGAAGGCCGAGGATGTGGAGCGGCTGATGGATGGCGAGCAAGCGGCGTGCGTATTTACATCGCCTCCATATGCGGTCGGACTGGACTACGGAGACACATATGAAGATTCGATAGAGAGCCTTCGTGCCATGCTTCCCAAACTCTCAAAATATGGATTGACATTATAGACGCGGATGGATTCGCAGTCATCAACTTTGGCGACATAGCGGCAGCGTCAAAGATTGTCGAAACAAATCTACCGTGCGAATATCCGATGGGCGCTTGAGTATTGGCCTGTTTTCCGTCGCGACGGATGGAGACTATGGTCGCGTCGTGCATGGTGCAAGCCAAATGCGCGTCCATTCATTACATGTGCATCGCAAGCAATCGCGCCGCGACAGACTGGGAACATATTTGGACATGGACAAGAGGCAACAAGCCGCGTGTGAAGCCGGCGTAGATGGAGATATGCGTTCGTGTCTTGGATGGTGCGATACAACGGCGATGCATGGCGTGGAGATTGGAACAGTCCATACATGGTGCCGGAATGTCAATCGCAATCGCTGCTTGGATGCTAAACGTGCACTCAATCGGTTGGCGATATGGCGCATGAGCCATTCTGCGGAACTGGCACCACGCTCATCGCCGCCGAGCAACTGGGCCGCAAGCGTTACGGTATGGAAATCAGCCCCGCCTACTGCGACGTGATCGTGAAGCGTTGGGAAACCCTGACCGGCAAGAAGGCCGTGCTGGATGGCCAAGCGAAAGCCTAAACCCAACGGGCACCTGAAGCCGTCAGGCCCGCCTGAGCCAACACCGGCCCCTGTGGCGGCTCCTGTGCCCCTTCCCCTACCGGCGGCCCTAGACGAGCCGCCAGCCCGCCAGAAGGCCGCCCTGCGGCTCCTACAGCGTGCCGTATCCGAACGGCTGGCAGATACCCGAGGCCGTGTGGGGCGCGGCCCCCGCATCTGCACCCGCATCCTCGCCGACGAAGCCGCGTCGCCTCGTGACCGCCTCCGGGCGACCGAGGTGCTGGCCGCGATGGCACGCGACAAGGTCAACGCAGCCATTGCTCTGGACAAGATCGAGCGGCTGGAGGGTGGTGACGGCAACCGATAGGATCGTCATTACCCCGGAGATCCGCGAGCGTGCCCGACAGATCATCGCAAGACGGCTCGGAACCGACCGACAGCCTTGACCCGGAACTGACCGCCCTGATCGTGGCGGCACGCCAGGACGCCGACGCCTTCGCGGAAACGATGGGCTTCGATCAAGCCGAGATTCATCGACGGCTGCAGGCGTATCTTGACAACGAACCCGACGCGACCATCGGCATGCCCCGCGGCCACGGCAAGAGCGTGCAGGCCGGGCTTCGTGAGGCATGGGAGATCGGCAAGAACCCCGCCATCCGCATCAAGCACATCTGCCAGACGGATGACAAGGCCAGCGAGCAGGTGCGGTTCGTGTCTGCCATCCTCCAGCACCTCTCTACGGGCTGGTATTCCCCGACATCCAGACCGAGCAGGTATCAGCGACCGCCATCGTGGTGAAGCGGCCACGAGCGAGCCGCGACGCGACAATGCAGGCCAGCGGCATCTTTGGTCGAGCGGGTGGCCGTGCCGACCTCCTCGTCGGCGATGACGTGTGCGACCTGCGGAACAGCATCCTCGTGCCCGCTGAGCGGCAGAAGGTCGAAGAGGCGCTGGTTCAACAACTGGCTGCCCATGCGAGCCTTCGCGGACGGCAACCCGAGGACGTGGCGACTGTTCACCCCGTACCACACCGATGACCTGACCGCCGACTGGAAGCAAGCGGGCAAGCGAGGACGGGAACCTGTTCTGGGAACCCTGCGCCGGCAATGTGTCGCCGTGGCCGGAAGTGTGGACGCCGGACCGGCTGGACGAGCAGCGACGCGAGATGGGGCCGCTCGCGTACGCCCGTGCCTACGAGCTCGTTCCGATCAGCAGCGACAGCCTGATCTTCCGGCCCGAATGGCTAGAGGCCGCGTACTACACCGGCGACCCGCCGCGAGTACGCGCACGCCACGGGCCGACTCATCGCGGCCATCGACTTGGGCATTCACGGCGAAGGCCAGCCCGAGCGGCGACTACAGCGTGTGCATCATCGGGCTGGCTGGACGCGAAGGGCGTGGTCTGGGTGTTGGAGGCGCTCGCATGCAGGCGACCTTCCCGACTTCATGCGGCGGGCCGTCGATGCGTGCGAGCGTCTAGGCGTCGCCCAGATTATTGCCGAAGGCAACGGCCCGCAGGCGGGCCTGTGCCAGCAACTCGCACAGCGCGACCCGTATCCCCGTCAATCAGATGGCCCGCACGAAGGACAAGATCACCCGTGCCAGTGAGGCGCAGCCCGCTGTTGAGCAAGGCAAACTGCGGCTTCGATGCAGACCGGACGGCGGGCTGGAACCGTCCATGCAGCCAATCCGCGATGAGATGATCGCTTTCCCTGCTGCCGAGCATGATGACACCGTGGATGGCGTGGTCGATCTTCTAGAGCATGCACGAAGCCGCCGATATGATCCACAGTCAAAGCCAGCGACCGTGAAAGACTCACGCGAGCGACTGTGGCGAATCTACGGAACGGCCCCGATGAGCGACCAATCGAAGCAGGCAGCGGCAGACACCCAGGGCGGCGACCAGATGCACCCTGCGCCCGTGTGGCAGGCCGATGCGTCACGCCTGTCGAGATGCAGAGCGCTCGTACTACCTGAGCGTCAACAAGATTCTGCGGCAGGGCAGCGCTCGCGTTCCGGCCATGATCGGAACCTCCAGCGGCAGATGCGCTACGACCCCGACATCATGGGGCCGCTGCTCATGCTGCAACTCTCGGTCGCGTGCAGCGGAGTGGGCGTGCAGACGCCCGCCGACTTCATGCGAGGACGAGGATTCGGTCGGAGCAGGCCGCGTTCATCGAGAAGATCGCTGAAGTCCACGCCGCGACTGACCGACCTCATGCGGCATCTGCTGGATGCCCTGTGGTACGGGCGGCCGGCGGTGAACATGGTTTTCGGCAAGACGGATGAGGTGGTCTACATCCGCGACTGGCTGCCGATCCACGGCGACAGCCTGACCATGACCGAACTCGGGCAGCTGGGCCTGAAGGTCGGCCCGCGCTACTACACGCAGACCATCGGCGGCAGCGGCCCTCGACACCGACAAGATCAACGGCACGGTGATCGGATGGGATAGCCGCGTGCTGCCGCTGGACGATCAGCAGCGTGCGACGATTGCCCTGCACACCTACCAGCCGCAGGGCGTCGACTTCGATGATCCCTACGAGGCCGAGAACGCCTATCTCGGTCGTGGCATGCGCGACCTGTGCTGGTACTACTGGTCGCTCAAGCAGGCCGCGCTCCAGAACTGGGCCACCTACATCGAGCGGTATTCAGCACGGCATCCGCGTGGGCAACTACCCGGTCGGGCAACGAGCAGGCGAAGGCCGACATGCAGCCGGCGATGCAGAACCTTGCTCGGCGACGTGTCGGTGCTGATCCCGAAGAATGCGGACGGCACGGACGCTGGCTTCGACCTGAAGATCATGGAGCCGAACGGCGGCAACGCCGAGGCGTTCGCCAAGATGGTCGAGTACCTGACGGAGAACATCAAGGAAGTGATCCTTGGTCAGACGGGGACGAGCCAGGCGGTGTCAGCGGACTGGCAGCAGCATCGGCGACCAGCACGCCGCAGACGCTCAACCGTCAGCTGACCTATGTGGCGAATGCTCTGGCGGAGACCATAACCCGCGAGATCGTCACGCCGCTGTACCGGATGAACTTCGGCGACGAGGGCGTGCCACCGCAGTTCACCGTTCAGCATCAGCAAGCCGAACCCCGATGAATACATGAAGGCCATCGAGGCGTTCACGAAGTTGGGCGGTCGCGTGTCCGAGCGTGAGGCCCGGAAGGTGCTGGTGCTGGCCGAGCCGGAGGACGATGAAACCGTGCTTCAGGCTCCCGCCGAGGGCGGCATGGCCCTGATTGACGTGCGGCCGATGGGCATGGAGCCGGAGCCGACCGAGCCGGAAGCACGCATCAGCGTCAAGCGAGGACGAGCCGTCGCCGTTCGCCAAGGCATCGCTTCGCCCTGTCTGACGTTGACCTGACCCCGACCGAGGAGATGGCGAACGCAGCCCGGCGTGGTCTGGAACTGCGGAAGAAGCATGGCCGGGGCGGAACCGAGGTCGGCGTCGCCCGTGCCCGCGACCTGTCGAACCGCAAGACGCTTTCGCCGTCCACCGTGCGGCGAATGAACTCGTACTTCGCCCGGCATGCCGTGGACAAGCAGGGCGAGG